ATTGTACCGAAATGTTTTCAGGCTGTACAAATCTTTCTTTAGGAACAGAACAGGCTTATGCAGTTTCTTATACATCTTTTTATGATCGTTCTGTTGCAGGGGTAGGAAAAGTTAATATGGACAAAATGTTTTATGGTTGCTCGAAACTTGGAACTGTCCCTGTTATTCAAATCCTTACAGGATCATCCAATTATGTAAAGATAACGGAGTCTGGGAACAATAACGTAACAAGTCATAGTCAGACTTTTACAGGTACGAATTGCGAGGGTGTCCCAAGTGGATGGAAATAGTAAGTCAAAAATAATTAAAATATTGAGTATGAGCAAGTTAAATGTTAGTAGAAATGTTTTTTTAGAGAAAGAAGAACTTTCAAATATGATTTCTTTCTTTGCTACAGCACCGCTTATGAAGGCGGTGCTACAGGCATCTTATTCTTTTGGGATGATTACGAATGACCCATCTAAGATCAATCCTAATACAGTTAACAAACCAGTAGAAGATGAAAATCTTGTAGAACCTTTTAAAGTGGAAACAGGAACAAACTCTGGCACTATTAAGGTACTTCCCGGGATGGCTCTTACCAGTGCCGGGAACTTTATAGATATCAATGTAGAAGATAATATTCTTGTACCGAACGACAGCAATTTCTATTGGGTGAAGATTGCTTACAAAACAAGAAATTACGAAAAGGGATATGTAAGCGTAAACTCACAAGGTATTGTGTCTGGTTCGGTTGATTTTTCAGGCAAGGTGAGAGGGCAGTCTTCGTCAACTCCTATTTCTATTAGGTTTGAAAAACAAGACGGTTCTGTTCCTTTGAATAATGGCGTTTATCAGATTGTAAACATAATTGACAGCCAAAACTTACTTCTTACATCCGCAACTACATTTGTAGCGGAATCGAATTTAAGAGCTATTGTGCTTGGGACACTTCCTTTGGGAGGTGTATTGACTTCCGAGCAGCGAAACGGTTTGTACACTTATGATGATTATGTCATTTCTTTAGTCCCAGAAGTAAGCATCAGCACTCCGCCAGACAAAGAAGTGGATGAATATTATATCGCTCGTGTACAAAATTCTGGCGGCACGGTATCTGTTTACAATGAAGTGAAAAGCGAATATTGGTCGCTTGGGAATATATTCATGTCAACTTCTAAAAGTTAAGGCTTATGTTACGGTTTTATTATACGGTCAGTTCGGGATATAACAGTCCGCAGTCCAAAGTTTCAGATTCGTTGGGTGGATATAAATCTTCCACTCTTGTGCCTAATGATGTATTTGGCAATTTATTTGATGAAATAAGCCTTAATTTGGCTTCAAATCCTCATAGCCAATACGTTGCTCTTGTTTTGAAAAATGAGGGCACAGAAACGCTTAAAAACGTCGAATTATGGTTTTCTTCTGTAACAAATAACCCCTACGGGACAATCACGGTAGGAGCTATAGGGATGGGAAAGGACGAAGAAGAAAATCCGGTTACTTCGCGCACATCTTCCATGAATGAAAAACCTTATTGGATTCAATTTTATGAAGCAAAAGAGGAAGAACCGGTATCGCTTGGCGATATGGAAGCCGGGGATGAAATTTGTTTGTGGTTCTGCCGGTCGCTTGATAAGAAAATTATAAAAAATGACTATGATCTTGTGGCAGAGAGAGATATGAACACACAGAACCGCTATAAAAAGGTGGAAAAGCAAACGGAAGAAATATTTAACATTAATTTGCTTTGGGAATAAATACAATAATTGTATTTTTGTCGATGTAAGGGGAGAGAAATTTCCCCTTCTTTTAACTTCAAAAATATTAAGTTTTTGTATGCAATAATTGTAATTTCGATATGACAAGAAAAGAGGAATTTAAACTGATTTACAGCTATTTGCAAGGAAAGCTGACAAGCAATCCGGCTTACGAGTTCTGTCTAAAAAGAAAGGACAGAGAGAAATTGGATGAGTTTTTGTCCAACGATAAAGTAGGGAATCTTTGGGAATATCTTACGTTTCAGTTCAACCGGCAGATGTTTGTTCTCACCCTATCTAACCTTCCGATAGTTCCTCTTATGAATGTCATAGGAAAAACAGCCATAGACAGATGGAAAAAAAGAACAAAAAGGGACATATACTTCACTTCTAAATTTGTGATGGAAAATGAACTTTTTAATCCTATAAAAAATGAAGAAGGAGGTGTTTCGGAAAGTTACCTGGACGAGCAAAGGAAACTCTATTTTGATTCTCCTGAAGGATATATCCTATGTGATAGCTTCGATGGCTATTTGCTTGATGAAGAAAAATGCAAAGGTTGCAGATATATACGGTTATGTAAAGAAAAAGAGAATGAAAAGAAGAAAAGAACTTGAAGTAAAGATTGTTCCTTGTTTTTATGACACAAAAAGAGCAGAGCTTTTGATTGTAAGGTATGGGTGGTTTGGGAATCCTAAATTTATAAAGAGCTTTGGTTTTGTCTATCTTTCGGATAAGAGAAGTGAAAAAAAGATAGATTGGGTGATTGAATTAGTAGAGAGGTTTAACAAAATACAAGAAATGCGACATGAAAGAAGAAAGAATAATGTATGATGTGCGTTATGCCCTTACAAATGGAACTATAAACAAGGTTATTGTGGAGGGGAGTGAATTTAAGAACAAGGATTTGGTAATCGTCAAAGGAGAATGCGTTTTTCAAGAGTAGGCAGTGATGTTTTCTTTACCGAAGAAGAAGCAAGGAAAGGTGCTAATGAAAAGGTTAGAAAACGGATATTGTCATTGGAAAAACAGATTGAAAAGTTGAAAACCTTAAAGTTCTGACAATATGGGAAAGCGGAAGCATAAAGCAAGACAGAAATTTCTTGATTCTCTTACAGAAGAAGAGAAAATAAAAAGAGGTATGTGGGGATATTTGCCCGCAAAAGACGGAAAGAAAGTCTTATGTAGAGGGGATATAGACACAATGCTTTTTATTCCTCTGATAACAAAAGAAGAACCTGTAGGCTTTTGGGCTTTTGTACAGGACGGAAAACTTTTGGGTAACTGGTGACATGGGATTGCAAAAGAAAGAAAAATATGAAGCAAGACCTTGTGTCTGTTGCAAGCAGAGCCATTATATCTACAATAGGATGAAGTGGCTCTGTAAGGAATGCGACAAGAAAATAGGAAAAGAAAGAAGAGGTGATCTTAAATCCCTATTCATGGAAATATGGGAAGAAAGAGAACATGTATGCGCGAAATGTGGAAAGCCTTTGGGAGATGAACCGAAAGCCATTTTCTTTTCACACATACGATCACGCGGAGCAAGACCGGATTTGAAAATGGACAAAGATAACATTGAACTTCTTTGCTCCGCTTGTCATAGGTTACATGAATTTGGAGAAAGGGAAATTTTATGAGGAAAGTAATCGCCGTATCAATATTATCTTTGTTTCCGTTACTTGTTTCTGATATTAGAGTTTCTGCTATCAGTAACAAGAAAGACGCGATGGACAGGGTGGTTTGGGAAAGATTGGTTCATGCTATTTGCATGGTTGAATCAGGCTGTGACGATAGTGCAAGAAATCCTAAAAGTTCAGCTTCCGGCAGATTTCAAATGTTGAAAATTTATGTGGATGAGGTGAACCGTATCAAAGGAAAGAAAGTTTATTCCTATAACGACAGGTTCGATCCTTTGAAAGCAAGAGAGATGTTTGAAATTTACCAACAGCATTACAATCCAAACAAGAACATTGATAGGGCAATTATCCTTCATAGAGGAAAGAAGTCAAAGAGCTACATTAAGAATGTAAAACAAGAAATGTGCAATTTATAAATTTTGATGCCATGAAAGTATGTTGGACAGAAGAAGGAAACTACTTCGAAGGGGAAGTGATTGATTCCTACCCTGTGGAAGATGGGACGATGCTAGTGGTAGAAGCAGAGAACAACCGCAAAAGGTTTGTTCTTAGAGAATGGAACACATTAATTGAAATAGGGGAGGATGGAAATGAAACTAAATGAAAACATGGAATTGCTTCTTACTTCTATTTCCGAATTGCTTGGGGATATGAAAATGAACGTTTTCAAAGAGAAACTGGAGAAGGTGATTGCTCTTCCAAGTGACACAAGTGTAGCGGATTTTATAGAAGAATACACAAAATGGAGCGAAAAGAACTATTTCAAGAAAGAGAGACTGTTTGTCTTTTCAAACGGGAAACTGGCACTTACAAGGATATACATAGTCTCTGCTGAAATGAAATATACGGATGAGGGGATACCGGAAATAATCATAAATGAAATGCCGGATGCTGTTAATCTAAAGGATAACCCCTATAAAAATATCCATATACGATATGAAAACGAGGGTGATTGTTCTCGTGATTTTGATAGACTGAAATTAGTTTTAAACTGATAGAGCGTGGAAATATTAACAAAAAATTTGAATCTTACAGGAATGACAGAGTATTTCAATCAACATTTCTCGAAAAGAAATGGTAAGAAATTCACTCTGTGGGATATTAGAGCTTATAGTATGACAGGAAATGTTCCTGTTTATATAGGTGGAGGAAATCTGTATATCGATCCATGTGTACCGGAAGGAGGAAATGTAAGACTTTGGCAGCTTGTAAGAGATACAAACAGACAAAAATTTAGAAGATGAAAACAAAAGTGTATGTTAGCTTGCCTATAACAGGGCATGATTTGGAAGAAACAAAGAAATATGCAAATCAAGTCAAGAAATGGCTTGAAGAGAAGGGATATGAAGCGATAACACCTTTTGACGCTTGCAGTGAACCGGATAAACCCTATTCCTATTACATGGGAGAGAGCGTTAAGGCTCTTTTAGAGTGCGATGCCGTTTATTTTGTTTTTGATTGGGCAGCATCAAAAGGTTGCATGGCAGAGTTTGAGGTAGCAAGAGTTTACGGGAAACAAATAATGATGTAGAGATGAAAAGCTCGAGTAAATATATAATATGCTATGACTGCGAGACAGGATCAATTCCTTCTGCTGAAAAGCCTGCTTTTGATACTATAGCATTAATAGAATTGGCCTTTGTGGTAATAGACATGGAAAAGTTGGAAGTTTGCGACGAACTGTCTATGATATTCCCGCGTGATTACAAAGAAGGTCTTATCTATTCTTCGGAAGCAGAAGCGATACACGGGATAACAGAAACAATCCAAAAGGAAAAGGCTATTCCTTTGAAGGATATATTCAAGAAATGCCAGGCACTTTTTAAGAAGTACAAGAATCCCAGACAAATGTGTACATTATGTGGACACAATATAGTAGGGTTTGATAATGCCTTTTTGGAGAACTTCTTCAAGTTCATGGGGGATGATTTAAAGAAGTATGTAAAGTTTTCTATCGATACAATGCAAATGGCACACATGTCTTACCCGGAACTAGAGAATTACCAACTTCATACTGTTTGTGAAAAAGAGGGCATTGATTTGGTGAACGCTCATCGTGCAGGTGATGATACCTATGCCAACGCACTACTTATGATCAATTTTGTAAAAAAGTTAAGGGGAGAAGGTGTATCTGACGGTGGAACTTCATCTGCGCGAAATCCCTTTCGAGAAAAATTTGCTTTGTAGAAATGGCAGTCATATATAATTCAAAAGGAGGAATACTTACCGAGCTACAGTCAAAAAGGTTGTTTACGACAGTGGACGACATTATAGACCGACTTCCTTCCACTACTGTGCGATCCTTGTTTTCTGGTGGCAGTAGAAAGGATTTGGATAAAATGTTAGACACTATAATCAATCAGACCGAGTATGCCATGAATTTTGGACGTTCGCTTGACACGGAAAAGCTGGGGTATGTGGACAATCTGTTTGCTTCAATGGATGAAAATCTAAGGATTCTGTCTTTTAATTATTTCAAGGCGACAGTCCTTTCTAATTTCAATATGGGATGGCGAAACTTGGAATGGGGGAATCTTACGCAGCTATTCCCCTGGAGTAGTTATTTGTGTTCGCGAAGTAGTGGAAAGTGCGAAGCTCCTGATACTTTGATAGTTATGGCAGATGGTTCGTTAAAAAAAGTCCAGGATATAAGAGTAGGTGACAAGGTGATGGGACAAGACTTGAAATGTCGCAATGTCTTGGAACTGCATCACGGAGAAACCTATATGTACGAAGTAAGACAGAAAGGTGGAGACAGTTATATAGTAAGCGAAGGACACATTCTTTGTCTTGCTGACGGCACTTATATTCCTGTTGAAATCGCCGAAATGAACCAAAGGAGAGGCGCTAAATATGAAGGTTACAGAGTTTCAAGAGATGGGAAATTCAAGAAAACGGAAATCTTTATAACCTTACTGGATGAAGGTGAGTATTACGGTTTTGCTTGTGATGGAGATCATAAGTTTTTGCTCGCTGACGGCACAGTAACGCACAACAGCTTCGAGTGGTGTTACGCATTCCCTTTATGGAGGTTATACTCCTATACACGTCCTATGCTGTATGGAGGGGACACGATAGACAATAAGAACCGAAAAGAAACTGCTATGATCACAAATACAATGACACTTGCAAAAGTGCATGTGAATAAGATCATAGAGGAAATATCCACCAATGACATATTAAAAGAAAAACTTGATCCGAACGGTAAGGCTAAACTTGGAGAGACGGCAATAGAAGGTGAAAATGGTGCAATTCTTCATGTTCGCGGTAAGGATGGTTTTATTCGTGGTTTGCACGTTGGAGCAGCAATCATAGATGATATGCCGGATGAAAGTTCTCTTTACAGTGATGAGCAAAGAGAAAAGCTAAAGGAAACATTTAGAGGGACTATTACTCCTATTGTTGAGCCTTACGGATATCTGATTGTGTCCGGTACACCTTATTCTACTGCTCCTAACGAATTGTACAATGTCATTAAGGGAGATAAGCGTTTTTATCTGTTCGAATATCCTATCATATTCCCGGATGGACGACCTCTTGCCCCTGACAGATATATGTTTGAAGATATAAAAAGGAAAAGGACAGAGCTTGGTTCTATTGTGTTTGCACGAGAGTACCTTGTGATTCCTATTTCGGACAACTCAACTATTTTCCCATATGAATATCTTAGAAGGGCAACTACCGGCATGGATAAGGTTTCCTTTGCGGACAGCATAGAGTTTTATCCGTTCGAACTTCAAAGGGTGGTAGTGGGGTGCGACTTTGCCGTCTCTGGTAATATTGGTGCTGACTATACCGTATATTCTGTTTGGGGAGTCGACTTTTCAGGCAATTATTATCTTATAAACTATTTCCGTGCAAAAGGTATGTCTCACAATGAACAGGTGGACAAGATTGTTCTTTTCAATCGTTTATACAAACCTGTTAAAATTGTATGTGAAGCTAACGGATTCCAAGGGATATTGTCAGCACTTGCAAGAGAAAGAGGACTTACCAATATCGAACAATTTACCACTACGGAAGGAAACAAGAAGGACTTGTACACCGGACTTCCGTCTTTGTCTGCTATGTTTGAAAGAGGACAGATAAAAGTTCCTTATAAGGAGGGCGAGACAAGAGAAAAAGTGGAGATGATGTTCAGCGAGTTTGCTTCTATTACTTTCAGAAGCGACAAGGGAAAACTGGAGGCAAGTTCAGGGCATGATGATATTGTGATGAGTAACTTTCTGGCTCTCAATACTTTACGTGAGGAAGGTGAAAGCAGTGGTTTTAGTATTAATCTGGTTTAAAATTTGGTATCGTGAATAAACTGAATCCTGGCTTTATGTCCGAAATATTTAAATTGATGTTTTCGGATGAAGTCATAATGTGCATAGCATCGGAGCATCTGAAATATGAATTGATCCCTAAAGAATGGTCTGGATACAAATTCATACTAAGAGAAGCTGTCGATCAATATAGAGAAAAGGGGAAGCTTCCCGCGCTTGGTGCTATCTGTCAAAAATTTTCTGACAATGACTTTGTGTTGGATGCTGCAAAGGAAATAAAGAAAGCCAATTTGATAGACAGAGAAATAGCAATAGACCAACTTCAATCGTTTGTGAAAGAGACGGAGTTCGAACTTCTTTCCAAAAGGGTACATGATCTTTATGAAGAAGGAAAGAAAGAAGAGGCGATCCGTGTCAATGCAGAAGAATCACAAAGGATTGTGGAGATGTCTTTTCGTTCCAAATCAGGGGGTTTTCAGTCTGTTTTCGGGGGTTTCCAGCAGCGTATGATTGAAAGACGCATGGATGCTGCTACAATAACGGAAAAGCCAGTAAAAATTCCTTTCGGAATTGACAGGTTGGACGATGTATCTTTCGGTGGTATGGAAATAGGTGATACAACGCTTTGGATTGGAAGGTCTGGAGTTGGGAAGAGCAGTGTATTAAAATGGCACGGCTATTCTGCTGCCCTTAGAGGTGTTCCGGTTCTTCATATCCAGTTGGAAGGTGGTGCGAAAGCCTGTATGCGAATATATGATCAGCTTTGGTCAAACCAGTCCTATTCCAATATCAAATCAGGTAACATTGATCCCAACGATAAGAAAAAGATTGAAAAGGCGATTGAAGAAATTAAAGAATCTGGTTCAGATATAGAGGTGTATGGTTTCAAGAAGTTCGGGCAGGCTTCTATGAGCGATATAAGGCAGCTATGTTATGACTATTTCAATACACATGGGCGTTTTCCTGGGTTGGTAGTTTTGGATTCTTTGGACTTGATAAAGACCGGCATTTCCAAAAAAATAGATAGCGACCCGGATTACAAGAAAGAAAAGCTACAGACTTGCGCACAGCTTCTAAAGAACCTTGCCGACGAGATTGAAGCTCCTATTATCACAACAACACAAACAAGTGATGTGCCTTTTGAAGTATGGAACAATCCTGACAAAGTAATAGACC